ATCTTATATTTCAACTTGAGATCGTCAGTGATAGGAGTCTCGCCAGCTCGGTAGCGGGCCATGTACTGCTGCTGCTCTTCAGCCGTGGGTGGACGGCCACCACGGAGGCGCTGCTGGAACTCGTTGTAGGCCTTGACCAGGAAGTCTGGCTGGGGGCCTATGCGTTGTACCACGCCTGGAGGTGGCGGGGCAACTGGAGTCTCACCCCTGGCTATTGAGGAGACTAGTTGCTGGTCGGCAGGGGAGCGGGCGTAGGACAGGGCCGCGTCAAAGGCCTCTTTGGCGGTGGGGCGGGTGGCGAAGTCCTGGAACGCCAGAGCCTTGTCGAAGTTGCCGTCGATGAGGGCCTGGGCGATGATCTCGTTGATGTTGGCGGCACGGGTCTGGGAGACCTGACCGCCGAGCTGCTGTAGGAGATCATATTTACCCTGCACACCTTCACGGGTGATGATGCCAGGGTCGAAACGGGGGTCGAGTTCCTCAAGTTCTCCACCAAGCTGTTGGAGGAACTCCCTATCCCCTACCCGGATTATCCCAGGTTGGAACTCACGCTTGAGCGGGTGCAGGTTGCCCTGGGTGTCACGGACGAACTTGCGGCCATCCTGTGTGACTACCTCAGATTTAAAGTCGGGGGTGAACGGTTTCAGGGAGCCGTCCGGCTGCTGTATCATCCATTGACCGGAGGCTGGGTCCTGTAGTACCTCGCCTGGAGTGACTGGCTCCTCGGGTGCCTTCAGGAAGAACTTGCCGCTGTTGGGGTCGTAGGTGGGGGTGTGTCCCCTGAGCCCCAGGCGGTCGGCCTCAGCCTGTGCTTCTTCCTCGCTGTCGAACCGGCCTGCTTGCGGGGTGGGTTGCTTGGTGCGCTGGAGGAACCAGAGGCCTGATTCACTATGCCTGATAGCCTCGTAGTCGGTCAGCCCCTGGGTGCTCTTGACCTGTTTAGCCTCAGCCTCAGTCTTGAAGGAGCCTGGGTAACGGTCTTTGATGTCTGCTTTAGCCTTGGGCTTCTCCAGGAGTATCCGACCAGTTGGGCCATCTCTTCTGACCTCGTAGCCCGCCCATTCAGGGTTGTCCTGCTGGAACTTGATAACCTCAGCCATGTCACCGAATGTGCCGGGGTACCTGTCAACCTCGGGTTCCTTCTTAGGTACTATCCTGTAGCCGTCTTCCCGAGGCTGGTACTCTATCTCGTGGGTGCCAAGGAGGCCACGGTCAGAAAGGGCCCTATTGGCTACCGCCCGGCTGTTCGTCCCTTTGAACAGGGTAGGGTCTACAACATCCTTGTTCTCGTAATGTGTAGTCTTGGCAACCCTCTTGCCACTGACATCTCTCTCGAAGATCGTGTACATCCACTGCTTGCCGATGGATTTACGGTCACCAACCTCCAGCCAGGTAATATCAGGTGGATCACCTTTCTGTCCGAAGTAGAATAGGTTGTTCTTGTGGTAGGTCGTGAGGTTCTGACGTCTTGCCAGGGTATCCCAACTAGTATCTAAGCTCGGATCTAACCATCCAGGATCTGTTTCCTTCGGAGGGTTAAAACCCTCAATGGCTGCTTTTTTAGCCTCGAAGACGGTCTTTTTACCAGTCTGAGCACCTTCCACGAATGCCCGGAATAGGGGATCTTCCTCTGGAGTATGCTGTGGCATTACAGCCCTCCTTGTCCAGGCAGTTGCTGCTGAGGCATCTGTGGCTGCTGTGGGGCCTGTGGCTGCTGTGGCTGCTTTCCACCGATAGCCTGCAACATGGCCTCGGGGCCATTCTCCTCTATGTACTGTCGCCGCTGCTCCTGGGACATACGCTCGAACCTATCCCGGACGTACTGGCGCTTGCTTACACGCTCCTGCATGAAGGGGATGGGGTCAGCCTTCTTGGCTATCTTGCGTAGGACGGATATCTCTTCCTTGACGGACAGTATGGCGTCGGTGAACTCGTTTACTTTAGGCACGGTTAGCTCCTACTCGGGCGGGTGGAAGGGTGTTCGGAGTCAGTCCCTGGCGCATCTGGCCGTCTACCTGGCCATTGGGCGGACCCTCGCCGACTGGCATGCCGTCAGGGCCTACCAGTTGGCCACCGGCGTCGGGCTGCCCACCCTGGGACATGGCTATGGCACGTTCTACCAGGGACTCTATGCCCTCCTCCCTGGCTACCTCCATGGCCATTGCCTGATGTACTAGGGGGTTCTTGCGTACCCAGTCCATGAGCAGGCGTTTGCGCTCACCACTGGCGTCCTCGAGCTTGGCGTCCGATGACCAGTAGGTCTCGGCGGACTTGAGACCGGCGGCTACTTCCTGCATGCCGAGTTGGCGCTGCTGGAGCTGTAGGACGGGGTCTACCAGATCGAAGGAGACATAGACGGAATAGTCCGACTCTATATAGGAAGGGCGGATGATCTTGCCCCGGACGGTGAGGTCCAGGTCAAGGAGGTCGATGAGCTGGAGGATCTGGGACCCTGCCACGGAGGCCAGATGCTCGAGCTGGCGGGCTACTCCTACGAACTTGCGCCCGGCGGCTGTGGAGAGGATGGCCTGTTGGCCCACGGTGGAGACGCCCTGTTCGCGGACGCCTGCCAGAGCACGGGAAAAGGTGCCTTCCTCTATGTCACGGGACAGCCACTCCTCGGTCTGGAACATCCAGCGGGGTAGTTGGGGGATCTCCATACGCCAGACGTCGCCCCGGTTGGCCATCTCGATGATGTCGCCCTGGTCGAGCTGGTCCCGGAGTTCCTCGGCCCCCATGCTGGTGCCGATGGGGTTGAAACTGGCGTCCATGAGGGCGTTGTGGCGGCCACTGACAGCCTGGGCCTGGGCACGGATGTCAGATAGTACGGAGTCTAGTATGCCGACGGCTAGATTGGCGGGGTCGATGCGGTCGGAGTTGGTAGGTTCCTGTCCGAAGCCTGCGTAGGCGTGAGCATAGGGCACGAATCCCCAGGTGTTCTTCTCTGTGAACAGGAGCCGCTTGGTGCTGTGGTACTCCCGCCCGGTACTGGCGACGTGGCCGGAGACCATCATGGCATGCCAGCACTCGGTCCAGTACTCGTCTACCAGGATCATCTCGAAGGGCCGGTTGTTGCGTACCTCCCAGATGTCCACGGGGCGGCCACGGCTTTTGCGGGCCATGGTGAGCTCGTGCAGGTCCTGGGAGAACCGGCGGGCATGGCGTATGGCTATGCGGGGGCGCTTTTCCCAGGGGTCCAGTAGGATACGGGCCGGGTGGGGGGCACGGGTACGGAAGGGCATGGCCGTCTTCCGGTAGTGCTGGTGCAGGCGCTGGGCGGCAGCCCATTCGTCGTCGGGTGTGCCTGGCGCACGGGTGGGTTCGTCGGCCCGGCGCTGTAGGACGGTGGAATCCAGGCCCAGCTCGTGGATGGCGTAGCCCAGATGGACCAGGTTCTTGCCCTCCTGCTTCCATGTAAGGGCAGGCTCGAGCAGGGAGGCCTCATCCAGTATGGACTTGAGGGCTTCTTCTACGCGGTCGGCGTTGGTGCGGGACTCCTCGGACTGTCGGGCCGGATGTCGGTGGGGGGTGGGTTCGCTGGCCAGTTGGTGGTCTACTGCGTTGTCTACGAGAGAGGTAGGTCGGGCCGGTTTGAGCCAGCCGGGCCGGGTATGTGACTCCTCGCCGTCCCATATGGAATAGGTGCGGAAGTAGTAGGAGTCGTACTGCTCCCATTTACGGTGGGCAGCGGCCCAGAGTTCCTTCAGATGGGAACGATAGGAATCGATGACGTTGGCGTCTGGCTCGTCGTCGAAGCTGTGAAAGGGCATTAAGACCACCTGCTCCAGGAACGTCGTCCCCGGCGGATGCGGTTAGGATCCCGTCCACGGTCGGAGGCTGCGGGCCGGGCGAACTGTCGCAGTTGCCAGGCTATGCCCACGGCCATGGGGTAGTCGTCGTGGGTGCCGGTCTGGGCTTCCACTCTCCCCCGCTTATCCGGGTTACGGATGACGGTGAAGAACTGGGCTAGACCTGCGCTGTTGGGCACGGTTAATGCCCGGCTGTGGACGGCCTCGATGAGGTCTCCCCACAGGACGTAGCGGCTGCCGTGGGTACCGCCTGCTGTGTCGTAGGTGTGCCAGCCAGGCTGACTGTCGCCACGGAAGTATAGTCGCCGGTAGCGGAGTTCCTGTGCCATGGTAATGGTCAGGATGCCCCAGTCGTTGTCCTCGATTCCCCAGATAGGGGACCCGTACTGGTTCAGCAGTTCGACCGAGGCCACTGCCAGCTCGGACGGGTTGAGGACCTGGGAGCATATGTCGGCGGCGACGTAGCCTGTTACGGTATCCACTATAACAGTTACGGCGTAGTCGTGGCCAGTGCCGTGGGAGGTGTCTGTTCCGGCGGCGTAGCGTTTGCCGGGCTGGAATGGCTGGTATATGTTGACCTGGACGCCGTTGCCCATGGTGGGGGTCTCGACGGGCTCCTTGACGTCCTGCTTCATGCGGATCAGTACCTCCAGGTCGAAGGCTGCCAGGGCACGGGCGGGGGCGAATGCCTCCTCCTCGCTGTCCGGGTGCTCCTTCTGGAAGAGGGCCTGGTCGGGGTACTGGAGCTTGCGCTCGTCGTACCACTCCTGGGTCCTGTGGGGACGGGAGCGCCACCCGAAGAACAGCTTGCTGAAGCCGTTGCGGGGGGCGGACTGGTAGAGCTGCTGGAACAGGCTGCCCATGTGGTACGGGCTGACTGTGGATGTGATTATGAGCTGGCCGTTGTTGTCGTCTAGGCCTGGCTTGACGGAGTTGTAGCAGGCGTCCAGGTACTCGTGGAAGTCGGCTTCGTCGATGACTACGAGGGTGGGGTTCAGGCCACGGCCTGCGGACTCGGTGGAGGGCTGGGTGATTATCCGGCTGCCCGACTTGAAGGTCATCTGCTCGCGGTTGTCTGGCTGGGCCAGAGTCTCCCGGAGCTCGAGGGGCAGGGCCTCGTAGGTGGCACGGGACTTGGACAGGAACTCCCAGGCGTCACGCTCCCCTTTGCTGAAGACCAGGGCCAGGGCGTTGGGGGTGAAGCTGGCGTGGTGCAGGACGTAGGCTGCCAGGGTGGTGGTGATGCCGATCTGGCGGGACTTGGCCCAGATGACCAGGCGGCTGTCGGACAGGGTGGTGTGCGCCTGTTGCAGGTGGGGCCACTCCTGGAGGGGGACCATCCCGGTGCCGGGCTCGATTATCTGTACGAAGGGTACGAAATGGATGAACTCACGCTTGGCCATCTCGATACGGGCACGGCGGCCTGCTTCCTGTAGGTCCTCGGGGGACAGGTTGTCGATGGCGGTGGCTTCCAAGGCTATCGGCGCTTGGGTTTCTTGACGCCGGACTTGCTGGCTACCTTGGGGTAGGGGAGCTGCTTGGTCTTGGCACCGGGTCGGCTGACTTTTGGCATGGCGGCCTCCTTCGCTAGGGATAGGTTACGGCGTGGGGGGGCGGGGTGTCAACCCAGGGCGACCCAGTCTTACTGTCGTACTGTCTAACTGTTGAACTGTCACTGTTGTACTGTCTTACTGTAATACTGTTACTGGGTTAACCTCCGAGGGCTCGGGTTAACGGTTAACCGTTAACCAAAATGGGACCCGGTTAACGGTTAACCGTTAACCAGGCATAGAAGTGTTAACTATGGCATAGGGACTGTGCGCTTATGATAAGAGAGGCTGTGGGCCTGTGAGACTGTTGTAGGCGTGACAGTGGTATGTGAGATCGGCGTTACATAGGCACAAAGGGGTCCCACTGGATTGGGGGGGGTGGTATTTTGGAGACAGGCTGGCGAAGGGCCCCTCTACCCCATTTCCTCGGGCGGCCTGATGGTACCGGTCGGGTGCCCGGGGGCCTCGAGATTCGCCCCACCGAGAGAACAAATGTTCTGTTAACGTGCGCTTCCTTTTAATGCACTTTGGCGGCGTCGTCGCTGTGGTCCGGCGCTGCTGCTGCTGCCAGGCTGCCAGGATGCGGCAGATCCTGCCCGGATTCTAAAATAATGACAGCCTTGGCAGGCGTGACAGGCTCATTGACAGCCTGCCCGGCAGGCAGTGCGGCAGGCTCACTGGCTGCCGCAATAGCCTGCAATTGGTCCATCGTAAGCTGTGCATAGTGGGCATGTTCGATCGTGCCTGTGTGCTCTACTCTATCAGTCAATAGGCCTGTGATCTTCCCTATTAACTCTAAGCCTTTGAGGCTAGCGCTGTACTGCCCGGCTTCGTATGCTGCTTCGCTGCGCATAGATAGCAGTCTCAAAAGCTTCTGACGTGTCCAGTTATCACTAGCTGCCGCGTCGCCTTGTATAGACTGGATTCTTAGCGACACGTTAGCCTTTGACGCTAGTCTAGACGCCTGTACCACGCTACTGCTGCCGGTAGAATCGTAAGCTTCCCTATAAGCTGCTGTGTTACTGCTGCCGGATGCTACAAGCTGGCAGAATTGCTCTTGCTTCGCTGTTAATCTCATTCGGCCATTTTACCATCTACGAATAAAATGGACCCATCTATTGCGACAAAATCCGCCAAAACCGGG